AGTAAACTTAGAGGTAGTTTGTACTGTATATGCACTTGAGTTTAACCTAACTTCAAGGCCTATAATGATCGATTGTAACGCTTGTATTACAGTGTTACTTGTTGTGTATACTCGAAGGTTTGATCCATTCCAGTATGATACTCCACCAGTATTTATACTTGGTGATGAATAGTTATTTACTAATGGTGAGAAGTATGTTGCGAACGTGCCAAGATCTGGGCCTAATACACCATACTCGTTTAAGAATACGTTTGCTGCGTCATGTAGTAACCTAAGTTCACTTACTTGTACATCAGAACCACGAGTAACTTGCATCTCAAACTTACTACTTCTTACTGTTGCAGTATCGATGACTTCAAGTAGCTGTTCGTCTGTTGTTCCGTCTGTTGTGAATAGTGTTTCTTGTATTACACCTGCACCTGATGCACCAACAGGACCTAAGTTACCTGTAGCACCAGTTAAACCTGTTGAACCTGATGCACCTCTAATACCAGTTGCACCATCTCGACCTACATAGCCTGAAGCACCGCCTGCGCCTGATGCACCAACTGGACCTAATGAACCAGTTGCACCAGTTGCACCTGTAAATCCGATACCGCTTGCACCTTGTGTACCAGTTGCACCACTTGCACCAATACCTGTTGCGCCTGTTAAACCGGCGCCTGTTGCACCAGTTAAACCTGTTGAACCTATTTCACCTGTAGCACCTGTTGCACCAGTTAAACCTGAACCGGTAGCACCAGTTAACCCTGTTGAACCTATTTCACCTGTAGCACCGCTTGCACCACTAGCTCCTTGATAACCAGTAGCTCCACTAGCACCAGTTGCACCTTTTCCTTTTTCACCGGTTGCACCATCGTGACCTACATATCCGCTTGCACCATCTACACCAGATGCACCTTGAGGGCCTGTTGCACCGGTAGCACCATGACTACCTTCGCCTACACCTGAAGCACCTTGAATACCTTGAGAACCGGTTGCACCAGTTGCACCCGCAGTACCTACACCAGTAGCACCACTTGCACCTATCGGGCCCGTTGCACCAGTAGCTCCATAAGGACCAGTAGATCCTGTAGCTCCGTTACCTGTGCCTCCGCCACCTGATAAGCCTTGTATACCTACCGCGGTGACTTCTGCGTAAACATCTCCTAATGCCATATTACTTTCCTAAGTTGGATCTGGCTTTGTTATTTGTGGGGTGAATATAATTATGCCCTCAGAAACTCTTAGCTTCTCACCAGTCGAAGTTTGAGTTATCTCAATGTCATACATGTATCTACCAGGTTTGACTGCATTAGTATCAGCGTTAGATAATGATACTCTAATCTGCCCACCAACTTCAGAATAAACCTGAGCATGAAAATCAATATGAGTTTTTGATGCGTATGACTTGCGAATGTATGATTCAACAGTAAAACCTGTCAATCGTAACGGAAGTCCATCAGAACCTTTAACTGTGATGACTGCTCCAAAGTTGGAACCAGTATCGATATAAAAATTAGTTATAGCTGCCATATTATCTCAACTCTACCCAACGTTGTACTGCAATAGTATATTCTGAATTACCATCTTCATGGCTAAAATCAATACGATATGTAGAACCCGCCGGCACAAAAAATTGTGGATGACATGCTCTAACAACTCCCCAATATGGATCTGTTAAACTTTCTTCCCATACTACACTACCATTAACCGAAGCAGTTAAACTATTACTCTCGCCTTCATTAACTTCACCAGCATAAGTTGATGTTGTAATAGTAGCTGATACCCATATTAAGTTTGCAGTGCTATTTGTATACGTTACAGATACAGATCTAGAACCAGAAACGTCTGAATATGTTTGTCCTGTACCAAATCCTGAAGCTATTGTAGTAGTACCTCCAAGAGACACAGTATTTCCATTAATAGTAATAGCTGAATTTGTTAATGATGAGTTTGGAATAGCTGTTACTTTTGAACCAGCTAATGCAGTGATCCAACCTGGATTACTATATGATCCATTAGTATATACACCGTTAGTTACAGTATCAGCATTACCAGATAAATTGCCAGTTACGTTACCTACAACTGGACCAGTATGTGTACCAGCAGTATTTCCAATAACATTTCCTGCAACATTACCTGTTAAATTACCAATAACATCTCCAGCAACAGCACCAACATGACCACCATATGTCATGCCTGTTAAATTACCAGTTACATTACCGGTATGAACACCAGCAGAATTTCCTGTTAAGTTACCAGTTACGTTACCAGTTACGTTGCCTGTTAATGGACCAGAAAACGTAGCTGCAGTAATAGTTTGAGCAGCAAAGCTGCCGTTAGAATCTCTTGCTACGATACTGTATTGTTGGTTTGTCCAATTTGATGGCAGTCCATTAAGAAGATCTGCATCAAGACCCGAACCATTTCCGTCTACAGTTTTAATTTTAGTTAAAATGTCCGTAGCAGTATACGTGGATGTAAGCAAACGTGTACCAACGTCGTTGTTTAACGCTATAAAATTATTATCTACCTCATCTATAGTGAGAGGTGATCCTTTTGTACTTCTTAATGTTAAGCTTGCCATTTTTAATCCCGTTTATTTGTACATGTGTTCTATCATTTGATCTAAATCATCTGAATATGTTACTGCAGCGCATATAGCATTTTCAGGTATAACTATTTCAGCTTTCTTTCCAGGCCATACAGTAGCATATTGCATTGGTACCATTCTATTTCCATTTGCATACATCTCTTTTTGTATACAAATAATGCTAATTCTTTTATCTGAACCTACTTGATATGTGCCTTCTTTAAAGACATTAATTTTAAGTAGTCTCGTCTCAGATATTGGATTAAAAAACATGACAGTACTTCCTTCATGTTTAGTAATCATAGTCTCATACTTAGATCTTTGAAGGCAATCGACTAATCTCTTATCAAAGTCAACTCCATTGACATCATATTCTCGTGTATTAATTGAAGATGTTATCTCTCCATCTTCGGTGTCCCTAAATTCTACTTCTAACTCACCATCAATAAAGAACATATATTGATGCCATAATCCGTTGCCTACGTTGTGAAACTTTTTCTTTTCGTGTGGACCCCAGTGAGTTGTACAGTAGATAAATCCACCACAATTCACATCATTGTTTATCATGCACCACTGGCACCATCAATAGATACTTCTGGGTTTGCTAAAGCTTCGTTTGTAATTAAACTTGCATTATGATCGCTGAGTGTAGCATATGCATGTTCTGATTCATGACCTACCCACATTGATAGATCCATCTGTACCTTAGCACATTTTTCTAAGTTATCACGAGCAATCGCCATATCTAATAAAGCTGGCTGTATACCTGCCACAAAGTCTTCAATCGTTGCAAAGCCTAAAGTTTTAGGTTGATATGCAACAGCATCATACTCATCGATAGATTTTTCACTGTTCTCGGTAGCATATTTAATTAGGATTGAATCCTCTTCTGCACCAACTATTTTAATCTTAAGTAAAGCCATTTTATTTTCCTTTTAATTATATTACGCCACCTAAATTAGTACCACGTGAAATCCACGTTACGTTTGTATCTCCTTGGATATAGTAACCGCCAGCTCCACCAGCTGCACCAGCTGCACTACCTGTAGCGCCTCTAACTCCGCCTGCACCGCCAGTAATTGTGTTAGCTGCAGTACCGCCACCACCTCCAGCTGTTGCAGTACCATTAGCACCACCACCGCCGTTATAGGTTGCGCCAGTTCCACCTGCTCCGCCAGTTCCACCGACTGTACCAGCACCACCACCGCCGCCTGAACCTGCTACGTAATAGACAGTATAGTATCCTTTACTACCAGCCGTGAATACTGTAGCTGCAGCTCCACCGCCACCACCGCCACCAGCATATATAGCACCACTAGTATTATCGATAGTTACTGCGGTGTCAGCATAAACAGCGGTACCACCAGATAAACCTACTGACGCTGAACCTGCAGTAGCTCCACTATAACTTGCACCAGCACCACCAGTACCACCTGAACCTGCAATCGTGCCAAGGTTAGTTATTAGTACTTGTGATCCTGTTGGAAAATTTCCAACCTGTAAAGCTGGTATAGTTCTAGCAGTTGAACTAACTGTTATACCAGAATTAATTATCACCTTTAATCTTATTGGAGATGTAGGTGAACCGACTAGTGTAAATAAATTAACGTTAGTTGTATTTGCAGCAATATAAATTACTTTATGAACTAACTTCCATGTACCATTATCATTGATCCATGTTTCTAATGGTTCTTTCCATGCTGCTGGACTCGTAGCGCCGTTAAAAACATTTATGTCTTTAGCTAACTTCCACGTACCATTATCATTTACATATAAAGACATTATTAAACCCTATACCAAATATCACCGTTAGATCCACCTGATGGAGCACTAGTGGATATTGTTTTAACTCCCTGTGAGTTTACACCGACACCAGATATTGGTGCAGTTTGAACGTATTCTTGTGTTGCTATAACTCCATTTGCATTTGGAGCAGTAAGTGTCTTAGTAGTGCCTGAGCCAACATTAGATACTTGGAAGTTTAAAACTTTTGTAGTATCAATGTCATCAGTAATATAAAACTTATTATCTCTAAATGTTTGTGTACCAGTCCATGTGTTATTTCCACCTGTTACACCAGCACCGATTGTAATTGAACCTCCTAGAGCTACTGTATTACCATCGATTGTGATAGAGCTGTTAGCTAGTTTACCATTAGCGATTGAGCCTGAAAGCATTGTGTTTGTAACTGTACCAGTATCACCTGTAGTTACAACTGTACCTGACACATCAGGCAATGATATAGTTCTATCTGCCGTTGGGTCTGTAACATTTAATACAGTCTCGTATGTGTTATCTGTTGGACCTTCAAACGTAATGTTTTGTGATGGGCCTACATAAACACCTGCGTTAACTAAGTTAGCTGTAATGATATTAGCTGAGAAGTTACCTGATGAACGAGTGACTACACTATTACCAGATTGATCTGAGCTTGATGTATTTAAACCATCTAGTAAGTCAGCATCTAAACCTGAACCACTACCATCAACGTTTTTAATCTTGTTTAATACATCAGTATCTTCGTAGTCTACAGTTAATACACGAGACGCAACATCATCATTTAAGTTGCTAAAGTTTGTATCAATCTCGTTATTGGTAAGGGGAGTTCCCTTTACCGATCTAAGTGTTAAGCTTGCCATTTGTCATCCCGTCGATAATGGTTTCTAATCTATTTATTTTCTCTATCAGAACATCTATTTTGTTTTCTTTATCAAGAATATTGTTTCTGATAGCTCTATGTTTTTCTAATTTAGAGATATCAGTCTCTAAGATAGCTCCAGTATTGCTATCTCTAACTAACGTTTCTTTTTCTACAGGTATCTTCATATTAAGTATCCAAAGCAATTACTCTTAAGTCACGTAATCTAGGAGTATTTACTTTTGAAGCTGATAGTAATACGATCTTGATTTGGAATGCGTTAAATCTTGATGATATTGGATTATCATTAGGAACTCCATATGCATTAAATGATCCAGCTGGGAAATATCTGTGTTCTTTAAAGTCAAAACTTGAAGTTGAATTTGTTACAGAATTTTCTAATTCCATTAACTTCCAATTTTCATTAGTGATTGGAGTAGTCTTTTCAGTTGGTAAAGATCTATAATATACTTTAACATCAGTTCCACTAGGCTTATTAATATCAACAGTAACATTAATATTTGAAGCTTCAAATCCAGAAGCAAGGTTAATGACTTTACTAATATATTTGGCAGTAGCTGTACCACCAATAGAGATGTTAGCTTCTCCAGATGCATCATTATTAATATTATTGATAGCGGTAACCACAGCTAATGATGCAGCATCAATTGCTGGAGATACTTCATATTTAGTTGCAATCGCTGGATCTATACTCATCTCAGCTCTAAGTCTTAATGTATTACTTCCTACACCTGAAGCAAGATCCAATGCTCTAAGAGTATCATAGTTAATATCTTGATTCATATTAAATGGAACCCAACTTGTGTCAAATGTTGAGCCTCCATAGTATGTTTTTGCATACCATTTAATTGATGTACCAGTCGGTAAGATAGATGATACAGAAGTTTGTAAAGTATGATAGTTTCTTAATGCATCAGGATCTTGAATATTAAACTCAGCGTATCCTGTAGAACTAGTAAACACTGCTCGGTTTAATTTAAACTTAAGATCTTTATTTTGATCTGGTTCCCATGTAGAAGCATTTTGAGATTTAAACAATGAACCGATATATGGTTGTTTATCGATCTTACTTCCTGGATTAACAGCATATGTAGAAGGGATTATATCGCCCACATTTGCAACAAATACATTATACTCTTGTGTATTAGATAATAATACGATTGAGTAGTCTCCTGGAGCAAGATGGATTGGATTATCAAACTTAAAGTTAGTAGGTGTTCCACCATCAGCTGATGCTGAAACATCAGAAGCTTTTAATTGTACTGATGAGAATGGTATAGTTGGCACAGATTCTGGATAACCATTAACGTTGTTTCTAATCTGCATCTCGACAGGAACTGTAGCTGACTTAGATTTAAAGTATACATCTACTGAAGATACATGTAAACCTAATGGATAATCTGTACTATCAATAACAAATGATTGTGCAAGAGGGTCATAATAACCAACCTGTGTAGTTGTCTTTGTATTTTGTAATAAACGTGTTGTTAATATAGTATTCTGCTTAGTCTGTATCTGACCAATTGCTGTATACTTAGCTTCACCGATTGACTCTTCAACCTGAACGTTATTATCTACATTATCAATCAAGCGAATAGTTCTTTCGCCAGTTTTAAATGTATTAGCTGGGATGTTGAACTCGAATCCAAGATTACCAAACTCATCTGGAACTAATGCATTAGTTGCACCTGTAGCACCAACACCTGCAGTATAAGTCTTAACATCTGTAATTAAACCTGATGTTAAGCTTGATGAACCTACTGCATATACCCAGGTTCCAGTGGCACCCGATGCTCCATATGTATTGTAGCCTGCAACACTAGCGGTTTCTCCACTAATAGTTAAGTAATGTTTAGTTGGATCTGTAGTTGACGCCTGTGACCAAATAGCAGCTTTAGCGGTAACTGCTGCTGCACCTGTTGCACCAGATACCGTTTTAGTAGTGCCGCTTGCTGAACCTGTATGGAATGTTATTGTTTCATATACACCTTGCTTATCATTAAATGCACCAGTAGCAGAAGTAATTTCAATAACAGTTAAAGGTTTAACATAATCCCATATAGGAGTATTTTCAACGAATGGCCATAATCTAGCTTTTGGTTTAAATAGGTTACCTATACCAAGAACTTTACTTGCTCTGATATATGGAACCATTTGAACATCAACTATAGATGTACCTAAGTTAGCTGTAGATGTACCAAGAACGTTTGTTCCAAATGTTACTGTTTGACTTGCAACATGCCATGGATGACCGCCAGCTTCTGAATGGAAACGTGTAGCGTTATTATCGATACGATCATTTTGTTCCATTACACCAGGAACTACAGAGTCGACCACTAAGTTAATATCTGGTAAGTATTGTGTATCTATCCATGTATCAAATGCTGGTTCAAGCGTAATATTACCAATGAACCTAATAACATTAAATGGGTTAATATTGACGAATGTAGAAGCTAATGGCTGATTAATAGCAGTGGCTTCGGTGTATGATAGCGTAACAAGATCACCGTTTCTTTCAGTGTTTGTTAATGTACCAACGTCAAAATAATCAAACTCTACCGTAAATGGAGCTCTTAGTTCTTGATTTAATGGGTCTATTGCCGCATTAAAATCAGAGTTAGATGCATCTGCTAATGAATTTGAATTATAATTTTGTGATGATATATTCCATGTATTAGAACCATTAAACCAAGCATTCCACCAACCCCAACGACGTGTAGCCCAAGTATTAGCAGCAAAGATATCTGCCGTAGTAAATGGATCTGTAGCAAACCCATTCTTAAACTTTTGTGTATTTGTGGCATCTGGTATAGAAGTATCTTTAGCCTGTTTTTCTAACAATGATAGTTGAGTATAGTACTCTAAGTTTGATATACGTTTTTCTAAACGTCCAATATCACGCATAGTGTATCTACGATTATCAAAGTATTTAACTGAGATATCACGTACATTAGCAGTGTATGGAGGGATAATCACTGCATAGATAGTCATACCATTCGACTCATCTACTGGAGGTCTTGGATATAGCGAAGCTATACCCTTCTTAATAGTGAATGATTTATCGGCCGTAGCAATGATCTTATCGATTCGACCCAAATAATATTGATAACTAGCTACTACATTACCTGTTGGAGTAGGGATCTGTTCGGTAGTAACGGCTGTAGTTGTAGCTGCTACGCTCTTTGTAGTAATAGTAGTATAATTTAAGGTTCCAGTATCAATATCTGCGCGTCTTGGTCTAAAGTCAATACAGTCTCTTAAGTTATATGTAACTCCAGAAGATGGATCTGTAAATGTTGGGATATTTGCATATCCAATACTATTATAAGAATCAATAGACAAGAAACCTTTACCAGTACCACCGCCATGGCTAAAGTTTTTATATACTACAATCATGTAATTTGTATCAGTAGGTGCTGTACCATTTAGTACTATAGCTCCGTGATCGTACTTTTCAGCACGCTGACCGTTATCTAAGGTGTATCTACTTTGGATGTTTGTTTTTGCACCGCTGTAAGATCCCCAACCAATAACACCGGTTGTAGAGCTAATTGATATGTCTGATGGAGCATGTGAACCAAGATTATATACACCGTATATTTCATATATATCGGAAGCACCTAATGTATCTGAACCACCTATAGAAGTATTTAAACCTCCACTAGATCCTGAACCTAATTTAGCTAATTGATATCCAGATAAACCTTTTGTTTTTTCTAGTTGTTGCTTAGCATTGATTGTAACTGTAATAGCTAATGTACCAATAAAAGTTGTATCAGCTACATCAAAAGATATAGTTTGAGTTGAACCTTCACTTACGACTGCTACATTGATTTTTCTAAGTTCTGCATTATCAAAGCGAAATACATCTCCTATAACTTCTGTTGTAGCATTAGCGCCAGTATTGGCTGAAAGTACTACCGCATGATAATAAGTATCTTTTTCAAGATCAGTTAAGTCTCCAGATCCTTGAAATCTTTCTAATGGATCAGAAAGAGTGATACTTCCAGGAGTTGCACCACCACTAAATGGTACAACATATGTACGTTGGAATGTATATTCAGTCTGTGATACCCCAGGAATGCTATCATCCCTAATGGTTTTTATATATTGATTAGGTAGTGGGAATACAAGACCAGGACTATCAGCACCAGCTAAATATGCTGGACCTGTTGCTCCAGCTACAGTATCTCCTTGAGGACCAGTTGCTCCACCAATTTTACTTAAGTTACTAATATTAGCTACAGCGCTGCCATAATATCCAGCTAAAGCGCTGCCAGTTCTACAAATTATTGATTCTACGTCTCTAAAATATTTTCCTGTAGTAATTTGAATATCATACAGATACATCTTATATATTGCAGTAACTCCGCTAGCTCCGACTATTCCTGGAGTTCCAGAATCTAATGTCAAATATCTGACACGAGCTGTACCAATCTTAGTACCAGTACCAGATACAGTATCATATGTTTGGTTGTGTAGTTCTACTGTAGAATAACTTGTGCCATCAATGGTATTAGTTTTAAATGTGCCTTTAAGGCCTTTCACAATAACATAATTACCATATAATGTATCAGTAGAAACTAAATTTACTTGTTCATACTCTCTAGCACGATCTAATGTCAAGAACGTTTGTGATATTGTTTCAAATTCAAACCCTTTAACATATGCTTTACCTGGATCAAGAGATACTGTAAATGCACCAGAAGCACCAGCGATATCATCTGTAATTTGGATAGGCCAATTTTTTACAGTATAGTCACCTGATTCATCAGATGTCCTACGAGCGAGTTCTTTACCAATTTCAGAATAAAGAGTTTTATTTGCGTTAAATACTAATACACCATTCTCTACTCGTGCGATCTCTATAAAGTTTTTAGATCCAGCTAATACACCAGTGGCACCAGTTACACCTTTAACTGTTAGTTCTAAATATGCTTTATAGCGGTCTGCTCCAGGAGCTGCATAGTTTGGAGATTCTTGTGCTCGATCAAATAATGAGTCTCCTTCTGGGCTATCAGTACTGATGACCTCTTCTTTTAATACAAGGCCGATACTGTGAGAAGATGTGTTGTCATACTTAGCTACAGGAATACTTTGTGCTTCAAGATAGATAAACTTACCATCTACAAAGAATACACCTGAGTCGATTGAGAAACTCATAGCTGGATTAAATGCTGCAGCACCCAATATAGATGCATAGTATGCAATACCAGAAGTATAGATGATCTCACCAGCATTAAATGCTGATCCTGAAGTTATCTTAACTATTAATGTTTTTGGGTTACCATCAGTATCAATATCGGCCACAGACTTAACTATAGCTTGAGTACCACTGGTAGATCCATAGATAGTCTTACCAATAAAATTATTAATATTAACTGTATTGCCAAGATAAGATGAATTAAGTTTAATTGAAAGTAGTGTGTTCTCAAATAGTCTATTACCACCAAGTACCAAGGATCCGTTGACAAATATGTTCTTACCAAACTTCTTAATTTGATCAGAAAGTTCTGTCTGGAGTTGTGTTAATTCACGCGCTTGGACCGCATAACCAGGTTTAAATAGGATTCGATGATAGTTCTTGGTCTCATCGAAGTCGTCCCAGTAAGGATTAATATTGAAGTTAAGTGCCATATTTGATTACTCTTTCAATTGATTTTATATATTTATACGGTTAAAACGGTTCTTACTGTAATAATTTGATCGGCCGTAGGAGAATAAGGCTCTCTTACAGAGAACATCAAGAAGTCTCCTGAGAACTGATCAATTGTCCTCTCTGAAACGCTAGTGACTATAATATTTTGTGTAGTAACTGTACCTGGTAAATATGATCCGTCTGGCTGTTGTATTCTAGGATCTGTTACTAAAAGATCCCCGATGTCAACCGTAAAGTTATTAAACACAGAAAGAAGGATTTGTACATCATTAGTTCCTTCTACAGCAACAAAATCAACGATGCGGTATTTTTTATAACCATCTTTTAAGAGTAACATATCATGTTGTAATAATGCTATGTTGCACTGTGCGGTTATTAATACACACCCAGATCCAATATCATCTGTAAATCTTGTATTTTGGCCATGTTTTTTGAAGTTCCGAACAAGACCTACTTTACGATAGTCATTGTTAATCTCGATACCTTGATTCTTATCTCGTGAGATAGATGTATAAAATGCCAATGAGTTTGCATTTAGCTCATCGATAGCATTAGACCCGTGTCCACCCAGTGGAGACATGATTGCTCTAGCTGTAGCTAATCCATCGTTTCCAGCAGTTCCAGTAATTTGAACATCAGTCCAAGTATAATCTCTACCAGGATTAGTAACGTTAACTGCAACTACTTTGCCACCAGAACATAGTGCTTCAGCTGTAGCTCCAGTGCCATCTCCTAAAATTGAAACTGTAGCAGATCCATATCCTGTTCCTGCATTAACAACTTTAATAGCTTCGATAGTACCAGGAATTGCAAGAAGTTCTACGTTTGCTTGTAACGTATTGACATTGCCAACTCCAAAGTCAGCAGTTAATATTCCACCAGATCCAGAACCTGAAGTATCATTAATTTGAATATTAGCATTGGTATATCCGGCTCCAGCTTTTCCTTCTACTATGCTGTAACCAACTATCTCACCGCCGGTACCTAATATAGCATTAGCTGTAGCAGCGCCTATAGTTAGAGTTAACTTATGAGATGCTCCTACTCCATCAGTTAATCCTAAAAATGTACCAGCTGCAGCATTTATGGCAGAATTTGCTAATTGAATATTGTTATCATCTAATTTTATTACATAGTATGTATTACCAGACGTTAATCCACCAACAGAAGTACCTCCTCCGTTTGTGTAAACAACAGCATCTCCTGTAACTAGTTTATGACCATTATAAGTTATCTTATCTTCTACAGCATCTACGGATGTAGCTCCGTTAAATGTTTTAAATGGAGCTCCAATGGTTACTATTGGCGCAGTTGGTATACCGGAAACAGCATAACCAGATCCCACTTCTGTCATCTTAATAATGTACACACCATTATTTGATAAACTTTCAATTACACCAGTAGCTGTAACACCACTTGCGGGTGCAGCAAAAGTGACTGATGGGACTTCTGTATATTTTGTGCCATGATTAGTTATAACATTAGTATATACACTTGTTATTCCAGGAGTAATAGTTAATGTAATCTCAGCATTTGTTTTAACTTGCGTCGGAGTAACTATAGCATCTTTTGCTATAAATGTAAACTCTGCATTATTATTCCACTGAGCTCCAGTTGTATGATTAGGAGCAGATGTTCCAGTGAGTGCATCACTACGCACTGAAGATACTCTATAATAATATGTACCTGATTTGATAACTTTATCAGCTATCATTAGTGTAGATGCTGTCCAATCTGCATCTTTAGTTACTGGTGCGCTAACGGTTACTGTTGCTGCAGGATCACCTTGATAACCAAAACCTGCACTATTTAATGATACTGTATCAACATGATCACCTGTACGGGTTGCACCAGCAGTAGCTGTAGTACCAATGTATTTTAATTGGCATGATCCATTATTAATAGTTCCTTCTAAATGTGTTGGCGCTAATGTTCCTAATTTTGTTCCAGTAACTACATAATAGAAGTTATCATATCCAAGATAATTATATTTTATATAACTGCCAACAGGAACATCTAATTGACTTGACCAATCTATTGTTGAAGAAAACGGTGGTGACACTGTAAGTGTAATAGTTCCTGTGTAACCTGACCCGGCATCTATTATTGTCAATCCACTTAATAGATATGGATTATCTTCTAAGGATCCATCGCCGGTAATGATAGCCGTAGTTGTTCCTGGATTGTATCCTTGACCACCGCTTTCAATAACTATTTTGTTTATATTACCATTTGAATAAAAGTTAGAGCTTAACGCTGTGGCCACAGGCATATATGTAGATGATAAAAATTTATTTCTTAAAGATACCGGTAATGTATACAAAAACTTCCATTTATATCCATCTGATGTAGTGAATACTGTAGTACTAGTACCTGTCGGCATTATTGTTGATTTAGAGTTATTATTGTTGTTAAGGCATTTGTATACGTTATAGTCAGATGTCATAACATAGAACTTAGCATCTTCTAACCTAACAGCACCATAATAACCTACATAATTTTTACCACCATCTAGTGTTGAAGAGTATGAATCATCATACATGTCATAAACAGTATTATAGGTCCAGTCATATCTTGGAACTACATATGACACATCAGAAGTTTTAATCTTTTTTGCAGTAAGTATGTCTCTGCGTACATGTAACTCATACCTAAAATTATCAGAAGGTTGGCCAGGATAATCACCAGTAGATGAACCAATGAACGGACTTAAGAAGTCTGTCCATGCATTTTCTTTACCAAACCAGTGGTAGTATGTTGCAGTCTTAGAAGTTACTTCATTATAGATAGCATCTGCTATCGTCTTCTTAAACTTCTGTTTAAATACTGAGTATGATGTTGACATTTAATTATCCTACGGATACCACCCATGAAATTGAAATAGCTTGTGATGAAGTCTTAGTTATAACTGGGAATGTTGTTCTGCAGAGCATAGTACCATAAGTTAATTTATGATTAGATCCAATACCGTCTGTGATAGCAATTGCTGTACCAGCTGTAGCTAAAGCTGCTGTTAATGCAAGCTTAAGTGTTCCTGATCCAGTTTTAATTACATAGTAAGTATTTCCAGAAGTTAAACCTACAACATTAGTGCCACCACCGTTTGTGTAGGTTACTTTATCACCAGTATTAAAGCCATGGCTAGCATAAGTTATAACATGAGTAGCTGAATCAACATCATTAACGGCATTAAATGTTCTAACTGATGATGAGCTTTTATTAAATATTCCAGCTTCTACAATAGATCCTGTAGCGGTGCCGGCTGGAAACACTGCAGTGAATGTTGTGTTTGTACCAGTGGCTGTTGCTGACGATACAGCTACACGACCAAGTTCATTTACTAAAGTAGTATTAGCTAACGCACTAACTGTAGAGCTATCGCCTAATGACATATAACCCATGGCATCATAAGTTGTACCAATCATACGAGAGGCCAAGAATTCTTTACCTGCGGTTACTACTAGATTTTTAAATTCTTCGGAGTATACTAAGGTGCCGTCTGATTCGAACTTTTGTATTAACAGACGGCCTGTTAATGTTACGCTTGATTTTAACATTTTTGCTCCTATGTTCCTGTAAATGGTGCTGTTACTGGTGGATTATATACTGCAGTTTCTGGGGCCACGTAATCTTCTCCAGCGTATGGATCTGTGGCAGATCTACCACCGGCGTCAGTAACATACACATAATCGTTGGTTATAGCCTTATTTATAGTGGTAAATGAAGCACGGGATATCCATTGGCTTAATTCTTGTATAGATGAGGAATTAGCTACAAACGTGTTTTGGATCTGATATTCGCCAAATAGAGCTGTACCTGCCGGATGCAGATATGATTTAATTAAAGCTTTAAAGCTTTCAAGCTTTTCATCTACTGTAATAAGGTATGAATATTTTTGGTATCTGTAACTATCTTGAATGTATATGTCATCATCAAGGAACCCATCATTTGTATTATAATGGCCTTGATACTTAGCTACAGCACCTATGTTAAACTTAATTAGCATATAGTTCGGCTGGGTGCCTTGCTGATTAATAGATTTGTCATAGAACTGCTGCAGATATGAAGCTGCATAGGTCGGATCGGTGTATTCTAAAACAACATAGTCTGGAGATAGTATATAACCATAGTCCGCATAGCTTGCTATCTTAGTATCGTTTAAGATTGAATATTGTCTAGTTGTATCGCGATCTATAGTAATAGTAGAACTTCCTGCACTAGTTCCACTACTTTGTTGTAGATAGAAGTCAGAATCATATCCATAACCAAAGTCTAATGTAACGACATTAACTATGCCTCCATTAGAGTCGACATTTGTTACCTTTAGCCTTTGCGTGATGAACTTACCTTGTGATACTGTGGTACCAGTAATAAGTTGACCCACTTTAAATCCTGTTCCAGGTAATGCTACAGTGTATGACACTGTTGTAGGCAGTATTGTTCCTGTGACGGTGTCATATTCCATAATGTATCCAGGTTCTATCTTTCCATAATAGTACCTATTAATGAATACTTCCCACACATTATTTTCAATGTATCTAATCTTATCGACAAACACCTTAATCTTTTGATTAGGTCCTAATATTGTCATTCTATTTCCAACTAATGTTTGTGGATCACCTTCAGCAATATCGATAAACAATGACATGTCTTGTTGCCATTTTCCGTCAGAAGCTTTAAGTACCTGATCCCAAGGGTATGAGATCTCGGCATTCTTTCCATATAATAGTTTGAATAAGAACTTATATGAAGACTCCGCGCCTTTTGCAACTAATAATTCTTTGATCTTCCTAAGAAAGAATCTTTCGTTAACATTGTTATATGTAGAACCAAAAATATCCAATTCATTCTTAAAGTACTGTACAAAAGAATCAACAGTCTTATCTATATCTCTAAGTTCTGTGATATTACGTTGTTCAGTTTGATTAAGATATTCATAGTATGCTTCTATGAAAGATACAAACAGAGGATAATCTTCCCTTGCAAATTCTGGGATCTGTTTAGATACTATTGATTTTAAGTCTATTGACATTAGTTTCTACTTGAAGTGAATTTATAGTTAGAACCACCTGCAGGATCACCTACAGAAACTTTGTCAAGAACCATAGAAACAGTAATATGTGTATTAGGGATAGTTACTAATTGATTACGTACAGACACAACATCATTTGACTGTGGCTTAACGATTAAATCGAAGATACCGCCATTTGTTTGATCGATACCGGTGATCTCTAATGAATCCATTGTTATGGTTCCAACAGTATAATCAATTGTGCCAAAAGTTCTAAAGTATGTCTTAACATCAATATCATAGTAGTACATCTTTAATACACCAGCAGTTAAACTAGTAGGGCTATCTTCTAGATACATTAAGTTATCGTTGCCTTGTACATAGAAACCTGTTGATGTGATTGAGTTTTCTGCAACACCTGAATTATAGATCGGATTACCAAGATATATCGTATAGTTCTCATTAGCGTTATACTTAACGTCAACTTCTCTATGAAGTTTTAATGTAGTGGTGTTACTAACGATTGAAGCTTCTGTAGCATCTATCTTAGAAGAAAGGTTTGAGTGTCTAAACACTCCACTGAATGATTGTAAGTTTTGTGTATTATAATCTCTAATAGTTTGGGTAACTAATGTTTTTAGTTCTGACTCAGACATGCCAGTTAATCTAGGATTATAATAAGCTGTAGTAGATATCTCAAGCTTGATATACTCGGGATCAACTATAACTGGAGTAATAGATACTACGTTCTTTTGTTTTAATAGTTGGTTCTTAATAAAATCTTTTTGAGTATTAGTTAATACAGATGTAGTAGTAGGCTTGATAGATAAGAATACTCTACCATATTGTGGAGGTACATTGTCTTCTCCGCCCCATACATTAATACTTTCAGCTTCTGGATACACACGATACATGAGTGCTTTATAGTCCTCAACTGTAACAGCTCTATTTTGAGCTGAGTAAGATCTTGGAGCGTTATATCGAATAGAGTCTATTGTCTCAATATCAGAACCTAATACTGCAGGAGTAGTTGTAGTTACAGCTACAAGACCTCCTAATAGAGTTGAACCAGTATAATTGAATACTCTAGCACCGTTTGCTGCAGCTTTATTAGTAACCATATAAGACATGTTTACTACATTACCATTAGTTAAAGCTTTACCAATTACTCCGTTACCAAACTCTAGTTCATACAGTTGGCCTTCGATCTCTTTGATGAAGTATACTTGGGATGTTGCATCAAGGTTTAAGATGTCTTCTTGGTTTATCCAAGAGTTATATGTTGCTGAAGAAGTGTTATCTTGCACACGAACATTAAGTGTAGATAGATCAGCATCAGAATTTGGTATAGTATAAACTTGGCCGTCTTTCACCAAGTATTGCATTGATAATGGAGTACCTTCACGGATCTGTACGTTGGCAAACGTGTACTTAGCATTAGATAGTGGAGCTTGTATAGCTTCTGTATTGTAGAAGGTATAGTTTGTACCATCAATTGTAGTAGAGAACGAGCTATATGCTGGCAAAGTTAATAATGCTGGCGTAGTTGTAGTACTACTAACAACAATAGTTACCGTGGCAGTGGCTGCTACAGCTGAGTGAGGGATGTACCCAATTTCTTTAGCTCTTGAAACGACGCTTGATCGTTTGCTGGCAGAATCCAAGAAAGATTCGTTGACAGCTAAGTTTGTATATAGAGCGTTGTAATGGGTATTGTATGCGAGTAAGTCTAAAAGTATAGAAAGACCGGAACCTTCAAAGTCGTAGTCCTTAAATGTATCTTGACCTTGTAGATAGGTTTTTAGATTATTCTTAATCGCATCAAAGTCTAACTCAGATGTTGTTATGTTTTTATTTGTGGCCATTATCGTGTTCTCGTAAGAATTAAATCAACCTGTAATGGTCGAGTAGTATTAATTATAGTAAAGTATATCGACACATAAACTTCATTATTATCAGGTGATACTGTTACCACTACATCATTAAGCTTAACTCTTGGTTCAAAGTTAACAATGGTATCTGTGATAGCACGCTTAAGCATAATATTAAGCATAGGAGTGGCGTTCTCAAATAACAACCCTCTTATCTGTGAACCTATCTCAGAATGAAATGGTCTCTCATAGTTTTGTGTAAGTACAAGGTTTCTTACTGAAGCCTTGATAGCTTGATCATCATACTTAAGGACTACATCCCGCGTGACAGGATGCATCCCAAAATTTAGGTCTAGATCAGAGAATGTTCTTGTGCTTCTTGCCATTATACTCTAAACCACAAATCTCCGTTAACATATCCGGTTGTACTTACAGGCGCTGCTGTGCTGATAGTTCCTACTAATTTAGGACCAGTTGCACCTGGATTACTTGCTGTAGTTATACGCCAATCAGCATACGTACCAGAACCATTAATAAAATCAAATGATATAATCATAGTTGTATTAACGAAAGATGTGATAGCTCCTTCCATAAAGAAGCTAGGAGTAGCATTACTATATACGCGTACTCTACCTCCAACAGGATATGCTGTTTGAGCTGTATCTAAATTAACTGTAAAAGTTTTAGATCCAGTACTTATTGACTGTGACGTTGCAGATGTTAATACAGTAAAACCAATACCTGTAGATCCTGGCCCACCTGGAGTTCCAGGTGATCCTATACCAGTAGCACCCGTTGCTCCAAGACCAGTAGATCCTGATGCACCTTGTACACCAGTGGCTCCAGTAGCTCCAACATAACCTGTGGCACCCGTTGAGCCAGTATAACCTGTAGCTCCGGTTGAACCTATTCCGGTAGCACCAGTTGCCCCGATTGCTCCAGCTAATGCTGCTGAATTGATTGTACTTAAATTAATTGCCATATCTTATTTATATCCATTATCCAAAAAATACATTAGGCGAACCTTGTGCAGAGATAGATCCGCATGAGATCTCATCACCTATACGTGTTACACCTTTACCGTTTACAAAAACTTTTGATGATACTGTCTTTGATACTCCATCATGACAGACGATAGTGCAGCAGTGCGTTTCCCATGGATCATCTTTACGTACCACTCCCAATCCGTTGACGAATACATTATGGCTACCATCAACAGCATGTCTTGGTGGAAAACATCCGTGACCTGAACATATATCAGTAACTCTAGTAACTGCTGGCATTAGTTGCGAGCTCCTTGCATAGCTAATACAGTATAAGTTGGTGTTGCAGCAGTCTTGATGATAGTAAAGTCATACTTATCGATACCTACACTTCCTGCAGTTGGAGCGCCTGTTGGTACACCAGTTCTTAAAGAAACCCATTTAGTAGTAACACCAGTGGCTGTACCATCAATAGTAACTGTATTAGTATAAGTTGTTGTGAGTGTGTTTGTACTAAGTAATGATACGTTTAATGTATCACCAACTGCCATCAATGAATTTAATGTTGTAGTAGAATTTCCTCTAAAGTTGGTAATCCATGTTGTGGTTGCTGCAGTTGTAGAATACCAGTTCTTATACAATTGTGTATCAAAGTTAATTGTTCCTGTTGGTGCTACTGTGCTAATAACTGTTTGTTCAACAAATTGATTACCGCTCTTAAGACCAAATCCTAGTACACCTGTAGCGGCAAACGTTTGCAGCGCAGTAAAGTTATATGCTGTTGCAGTATTAATTAATCCGGTTGCACCTGATGCTCCGCTTGCACCTGATGCACCATTAATACCTGATGCTCCACTGGCACCTGAAGCTCCACTAATACCAGTGGCACCTGATGCTCCACTGGCTCCAGGTAGACTTGGACCAGTTGCCCCAGTAGAACCAATAGCACCAATTGTAGATGATATTTGCCATGTAGTACCATCATATATGAAGTATATTAATGCATTATAAACATCTGCTATTAAGTCTCCTGTTTGGCCCTTTATTGTGGATCCATTTGCTAACACTGTTAATGGGTTTATTCTAAAGTTTGCACCATCCTGAATGATAAGGATATGACCTACTACTGGCGATGGAGGAAGCGCTACGGAAAATGCGCCAGCTGTAGTATTAGCTATGATCTGATCACCGTTATAAAGCTGTGTTGCACCTGAAATTCTTTTCCATGGTGTTAATATTCCCATCGGACCGGTGGCACCAGTAATACCTGTAGCACCTGTTGAACCTGTAAATCCAGTCGCGCCCGTCGAACCTACACCAGTTGCTCCAATGCCGGATGCTCCTTGTATACCCGTTGATCCGGTTGCTCCTGGCAATCCTGTTGAACCTGAAGCACCTTGAGTTCCTGTTGCGCCCGAAGCTCCTGTAGCTCCTGCAAACCCGGTGGCTCCTGATGAACCAGTAATTCCGTCATAACCTGTAGATCCGGTATAACCTGTGGCACCAATGTTACCTTGTGGTCCTGTTGTACCGGTTAAACCTGTACTACCACTCGCACCTTGATAACCTGTTGCACCAGTACTTCCCGTCAATCCTGTGGAACCTGATGCACCTTGCACACCAGTTGATCCGGTAGTACCTGCAAAACCTGTAGCCCCTGTAGAGCCTGTTGCACCAGTTGGACCTGTACTACCGCTTGCACCTTGAATTCCTGTGGCACCAGTCGAACCAGTGAAACCGGTTGCACCGCTTGAACCAATTGGACCTATTAAGTTGATGTCCCATCCAGTACGAGTACCACCAGTAGCTGATATATTATCAACGTTGATTGTAAGTGTTGTACCACCGAATGCCGTGATGGAACCTTCCATCCATACTGTAGATGGAGAAGATGCCCATGATGCTCTAACTCTATTTCCTACACCATAAGCTGAGAACGCAGAACCTACAGTAACTGTAAAGTTCTTTGTACCAGTTGCAACAACGTTGGCCTGTAATGGTGCAGATAATGTAGTGTATCCTAAACCAGTTGCTCCAATACCAGTGGATCCAATAGGACCAGTACTACCACTAGCGCCTTGTACTCCGGTGGCTCCAGTAGATCCTGATGCGCCTTGTACACCACTTGCACCTTGAGTT